GAAAAAAAGTCTATTTTAGATATTACAATTGACGCAGATGTAGTAATTAATTAATAACTTTTTTCCTCAACAATAGATGAGCCAACTAATTTATTGATTTCATTTTTAATTCTGGCTCTTTCGTCATTCTTTATATAGACATTACGTGCATATTCAATAAACATAGGACCAAAGTTTTGATCCTTCTCACATTGACGTTTACTATCTTCAATATACCATAACTCACTATTAACAAAATAAAGTTGTTTATATAACTCTTGTATATTAGGCATTTTTAATGAGGATTCAATCTCTTTGAGTTTTATCAATTCATTAGAAACGTTTAATTGTTTTTTAGGATCAGTTAATCTTTCTGCTTTTATAGAAAGAATAGTTATCTTATCAATTAATTCTCCAACTGAGATTGGTGCCATGACTATCATACTACTATATAGTCAAATAAATCACAGCCAACAAAAAAGGCTCCGTAGAGCCCTTTAAGTAAACTTCCCATCTCGTTGAGATAAAGATATTTATCTTAATTTTGCTAATTTTACAAATCTAAATAATGTTAAATACATCCAACCTATATCAAACTCAAACCACTTCTGACTTAATTTAGGACTTGCTGGATTGTTGTGATGATTATTATGTAATTCTTCACCACCTATTACTATACCCCACATTGAAAAATTTCTACTCTTATCTCTAGTTTCTGTATTACGATATCCCCACCAATGACCTATACCATTAACAACTCCGGCAGCCCAAAATGGTATCCATATCATTTGAATTCCCCATATTAATAATCCAATGATACCAAATATATATAGATTTATTAATAACATTAATAATATACCAAGTCTACTATGCTTAGTGTATAAATTACGTTCTAACCAATCATTGGGTGTGCCTTGTCCATAACTAGCAACCATGACAGTATCTTTACTTGCTGAATGATATAATAATGCACCTTTAAATAATACAGTCCAAATTCCAAAAACATGAGGACTATGTGGATCGCCTTCTTTTTCTGTTGATTGATGATGTTTACGATGAATGGCTACCCATTGTTTAGTAACCATGCCAGTTGTCAGCCATAACCAAAATCTCATAAAGTGACTTAGTATTGGATGAAATATAATTGATTTATGTGCTTGTCCTCTATGTAGAAATAGAGTTACGCATATAATAGTAATGTGTGTTACGATTAGAGTATAGATTAATTGATTCATAGTGTATATATAAGAAAAGGGTGCCGAAGCACCCTTTATTTCCCTTAAACCAATATTTGATTATTGGAATGTTAAGTTTTGAACTGCGATTTCACCAACATAGTCAGCTGCATTACCAAATGATGATGCAGTGTTTGTTAATTCGATGTAACCATAACGTGTCATAAATGATACGACTGGCTCGAATGTTGTTGGATCTAGAACAACACCAGAACTCATCAATGGGATGTATGGGCAATAGAATGCCGCTGCATCAGTCTCTGATGAACCCTTATAACCAACTAATACAGGAACTGTATCAGCGGCATAGCTGTCCACGAACACACGCATAGCGCCGTTCAATGTACCAACAAACTTAGTGTTTGTAGGTGCTTCGAATGTACCTTCTGTAGTACGTGCGAACGCTGAAGTAGTTGCAGATTGCAATACTGTCAATGATGCACTTGATACAACTGCCCAGTTACCAGCACCACGACGAGTGCGTTGTGCAATCAAGTTAGCAACACGATTGATTAGAACAGCCAATGCAGCGTGTTCGTCACCAACGTAAGTCGCAGTACCTGATACTGTTGCTTGGTTGTATGTATACTCTGTAGATGCTAATGTACGCAATGACAATAGAATCTCTTGGTCAATTTCAGCAGTAATTTCTTGTGCTAAAGCGGCCATGATTTCTGCCTCAACGTCAATGCCATGTTGGCTTTGTGCGTCTTGAGCAGCTTCAAATGTCCAACGTGCTTGCAACTTACGTGACTTGGCTTCAACAGCCTGACGCAAGATTTGTACGCTGATTTGCTTACCACCATTACCTTCAAGAGCTGCTGTATTGTTACCTGTGTAACCTGTTGCAGTTGTTTGAAGTTGTGGTGTACGTGAATATGCCTGAGCAATAGTGAATGGGCTCAATGCTTCTTGACCAGCTGTAACGCTAGTTTGAGCAGCAGAGTTGTCCACTAAGTTTTGTGCATAACGTACACGTAATGTGTGAATTTGACCTACTGGTCCTGTCATTGGCTGAACGCCTACCAATTCGTTAGCGATAACGGTTGGCATAACACGACGGATAACTGGTAAAATCACACGGTTTAGTGTAGCGATGTTACCTGCTGTAGTTGTACCTGCTGTTGATTCAGCAAGTAGTTGCCTTTTGGTGTTTTCTAAGATAACACCCATTGTTGAGCGGCGAGTACCCTTTAAGCCTTCTAACAGAGCTTCTTTCGTCTCGTCCCAACGGCCTTCTAATAGAACTTTTGACATTTAATATTTCTCCTGATATGTCTTTTAATTTTTAAAGCCCTGCCAGACGCTTGATATCTATAACGTTGTCACGTTGTTCAATATCAACTTCTTGTTTGGCAGCTTTATCCCCAGTAACTTCTACTACGCTTTCGCTGATTAAAGTCTTTCCAGACTTCTTCTCGGCGCCAGTGTTTAGAACTGCTGGTAGATACTTATCGAAAGCGGCTTGCAACTTAGTTGTTTGCACACCTTCTAGTAAGCTACGCATTACCCCTGCTTTCTCCTCGTTTAGAGAAGATAACAATGAACCAATGACCTTTGTACGTTCATTAGATTCTTTGATAACACGAACTTCACGTTCTTTTGTTTCAACCAACTTCTCTGCTTGGTTTACTTTCTCTTGTGATTCAGCTAATTTATGATTCATATCTTGTAACTGATTGATTAACTTGCGTGTTTCAACTTTCTCACTTAAGTGAGTAACTGAAAATTCGCTTGCGAAACTTTCAAAGATACGGCGACCAAAATTGTTTTCTTTTGCAACTTTGATATCTTCCTTCAACTGACCTAGTTCACCCTTTAACTGTCCTGTTACAGCAACATTCAATCTCTTAGCACTTTCAGTAACGAAACGTTCCTTCAATGCTTCTAATTGTGTGCGACCTTCTGCAACTAACTTAACCTTAGCTTCAACAACTGCTTGTTTGTCTTGTGCGAATTCTTTAATTTCACGGGCAAGAGCATGAACAACGAATTGTTCTAACTTTTGTTGATTTTCTTTTTGAATTTGGCGATCACTACGTAATTCTTTAATTTCTTCGGCTAGTTTAGTAACCATAAAATCATTAAATTTTGTAGCAGATTCACGTAGTTTCATTTTTGCTTGTACGCGGTCTTCGTTCATTGCTTGTCTTTCAGACTGGAATTCTTCAATTTCAGTTGTTAGACCGTCTGTAACCATCTTGTCAAGGGCTTCTACCATCACAAGTCTGTCATGTTCATAACGTTGTGCGAATTCCTCACGGAGTTCTTCACGTACTTGTTCGCGGGCCTCATTCAATTTTGTTTCCCAGGCTTCATTTAATTGTTGCCCGATATCTTCATTGATAAGTCCACTTTCAAGTAATGGCTTGATAGCATCAAACATGCTTGTGTCCCCTTATTTAATTTTAAGATCCTTGATGAGGCGCATTACTTCCTCCTTCAAGTATTTCTCTACTTTTTTGTCGCCTTGTGCACCTTTTGTAATATCCAATAATTTATGACCATGACGCATATTCATCATACCTTCATAAATCGCTTTAGGATAAGCATTCGGTGCACTCGGTTGTGCGACAATATCCACAGTGACTATTTCAAAGTCACTAACCTTGCCATCATAGTCATTCACGTTTCCGCTACCACGACTTGATACGCCTAGTTTAACACCACTCTCCAACATGGTAGTTACTAACTGCCCCATTGGAGTTGGTAAAATCTTTAACTTCCCAAATCCATTTGGACCATCCATCCACATATTAGTAATCATATGTGATACACGATCTAAATTGACTTTTAAGTCATCAGGATGATCTACTTCACCCAGGACTGAGTAGCCCTCTTGTATCTGTTTGTTCAAAGTTTCAACCGCACTTTCAATTTCAGAAACAGGATAAATACGCTCATTTGCGTTCTTTACCCCGCCCTGAATGAAAATCCCCTTCATATAGAGACTTTTCAAACTACCTTCACCTGCACTCTCAACCACGATATTAGCGCGGTCAAACGTCAGATGTTCTTTGAGATACAAAGCCATTGCTCTCAGATTCCTTAAATTCTACGCTTCGCTGGCTTGCGTGACTCTGCTACAGGACTACGAACTTTACCTGCTTCGTCTTTAGTGACTGGCTTTGGTGCTGATTCTAAGTCTGCATTGTTTTGTGCAGGTACATTCTTCCAACTGGTAGCATCTTTAACTTGTTTTTCGCCCTTTGAGTAAGCATTGCTTGGACCCTTTGGACCTGTCGGAACTGCTTCATCATTACCGCCGAAGTTGACTGGCTTACTTGCCATTCCACGTGCTCCGCTGTTTGCTGCTACAGTTGATTTTGGTTGTTGACCATTATCACCGCCGATTTTAGAACCATATAATCCTGGTACTTGTTTTAAATTAATGGCTTCTGCTAAATCTTCTGCATCATCCATTGCTTCTTCTTCATCGTCCATTGCTTCTTCATCATCAAAGTCTGCAACTTCTTCATCATCGTCAGCCATAATTTCTTCAAATTCTGCCATCAATGCATCTAGTTTATCTTCAATGCGAACTAATGTATCTTCTACTTCTTCAGTACCATCTGGCTCGTCATCAGTCATGTCTAAATCAATGATTTCTTCATCATCAGCACCATCTTCAATATCTAATACTTCTGATTCATCATCACCTTCTAATACACCTGATTCTTCAGCAGAAATCTCATCTAAGAAACCGCCTACTTGACCGCCCATGCCTTCTGACATGTCATCATCCATCATTGATTCATAAATCTCACGTGACTTCTCAACCACGATATCATGGAATAATGCTTTTGCTTGTTCTTCATTCTCATTGATAATCAAATCAATAAGTTGTTCAAATTTTTTGTTGTCCATCGTTATTCTCCTAAGTGAAATGGCTTTGTAGAATTATTTAGCAGGTATGGCAAAAAACCGCTCTAAATGTGCTGTTTTTTTACGTTTTCGGAAGGTATAATTAGAAAAGAGGCTTGTTATGCAGCAGGCATTGCACCGGCTTCTGGTTTTACACCATATTGCTCTTTTATTTTCTTTAAGTAATTTACTTTTTCATAATTTCTAACATCATTCATCTTACGTAATTTACGTATCTGCTTTAATGTTAATTTTGTTTTACGTGATTCTTTCCACTTAGGACTACTATTATCAGCACTTACATCCTGATATCCTGGAATAGGTGGATTGAACATTTCAAACAATTTCATAATATTATTTATCTTTTACATTCCATTACCACCGGGAGCGGGTATTGAATTAACATCCATCATTGGTTTCTGTACTTGACCAGCAGCTTCTAATTCTGGATTTTCAGATTCTTCCCCACCCGCTTCTGCTTTTTCACCTGTATTAATATCAGTTTCAATATCACCTGAACTAATACCTATACTACGTAAATCACTTCCTACTGGGTCAATATCATTATCTTTTCCGTTTTCTTCACGCCATTGTCTCTCATTCTTATTGATTTCTTCTTCAGTCAATCCTAAGAAACGTTCCATTGCAAAACGCTTACTAATATATGGATATTGTTCTATACTAGTAAATGAACTCATACGTGCAGTATCTAATTCACTTTGACGATATGCTGCAAAGTTTTGTGGTGGATTAAACTCTAAACTGAATAATCCAGCATCAATATTCAATCCTCTCCAACGTAAAAATAATTTAAATTCTTCATCAAGTTTACGAATAATATAATTTTGTAAACGTTCACAATATTGATTAAATCTAAACTCTTGTATCATAGCAGTGCCAACACGACCATCACTTAGTGGAGTCGTATTATCATCAGGACCTGTAGGAAGATATGAACTTGGTACACGTAAACCACGTGCTAACCTATTATTAAAATAACGTAAATCATCAATCTCACCTAAGTTTTGACCACCTTGAAGTAAATCAACACTTGAGCCACGACCATCAGCAGTTACTGGGAAAAAATAATCTTCGTTCATACTTAATGGATTATATGTAGCATCTACAATCGCTTGTCCACCTGCAATACTTGGTATACGTCTTTGATGAATTTCATTCTTAATACGCTCAACAAATGCCATTGCCATATGACTTGGCATATTACCAACGTCAATTTTGAAAACTCTACGTTCTGGTGCACGTTGCACACGATATATTAATACTGCATCTTCTAACAATTCTTTTTGCTTATAAACTTTAAAAACGTTTTCTAATATTGATTGACCAAACGGCCAAAATCTATCAAGACCTTCAGTTAAACTTAAATGTACAACATGTTTTGCATCAATAGCAGCTTCATTAAAACCCAAACTAAAACGTGAACCTGTTGTATTATATGGCATACTTGGTACAGTATATGATGTTGTTGAACCACCACCTGTTCCACCTAAACCAGTTGCAGGATTAGCAGCAAAATCTGTATTTGTCTTTTCAGATACAACTAGATTTTCTAAATTAATATTCAAATCTTTGATAACATATTGTTCTGGCTTTTTACCTTCACTTTCGTTAACAATAACTTTAATTACTTTGGTCATATCAACCCAATATAATTTAAAGTTTTCTGGATCTCGTACAAAAACCTGATCACCATATTTTAAACAGTTTCTAAAAACTTTAAACATGCGTGTAGGCATTTCATTTAATTTACTCCATTGTTGTAATTGTGTTTTTAACAATTCAATTTCGTGTGGAGTAGGATCATCTTTCCATTGTAAACTAAATGGAGTATTATTATGTTCATTTTTCTGTGTGCTGAACTCAGCAATAATATCTAAACAGGCATTAATTTCAGCATCTACATCCATCATTTCATATTGGTTATATCGTTCAATACGATTCGGATGACCAGTATAAACTTCTGGTAAACGGCTACCGTAATTTTTATAACCAAATTCTTGGTTATCCCATCCGCCTGTTGGTGATCCATTTTGCCCTGGACTTCCGTTCCATGCACCTCGGTTGCTATTTCCACCTGCAATTGGACTCATTGTTCCTGCAGCGTTAACTCTTGAAAATCGTTTTTTGTATGTCATAATATTACTATATCTAATATTTAGCGTTATGCCCTAGAATACTTTTTAATTTCCGACTGAGTATCGTTCAAATCACTTAGTTCAGAAACTACGTCATCCATCTTTTGGTATAAGTTTTGAACCAAATCCATTAAGATAGAATTATCAGGTTGCATACTTGATGTTGTAGTTGTTGAAGATTGTGCAGGCGTTTTTGACATAACATCTAAAATAGAATTTGGTGTTAGTCTCTTAATTAATTCATTACCATGAAGTGTGGCATTATATCCAGATTCCGGACCTGATGCAATACCTTCTAGGTTTGCACTAACTTCAAAATGTACTGGATCTTTTTCTCCATAACGTTTAAACAATCCTACTGCTTCTAATGCACCCATTGCTCTTGGATCACTCTTACCTTCTTGTATATCCACTGCTGTTCCATTAGTATGAGCATTATTTTTTCCAGGTTCTCCTACTAACATTCCAGTAGGTCCTATTCCAGGTCTGCCGGCTTTTACTGTTTCATTATATAATTCTGTTTGTTCTGCAAGTGTACGAGCCGCACTATTAATTGTTAATTTGCTACCTGATGCTTGTTTATATATTTCTGCCGCTTGCAATACTCTTTCTTGCATCTCAGCAGGTAACATCATAAAATGTGCTCTATCTCCTGATTTACCTGTAAAGTTTAATAAATCATCCATTCGTTTGTCAGAAGAAGTTTTTTCTTTACCACCAAATAAAGATGCTCTATTTTGGTATAGGCCAAAGCCTGCACCTAATACTCCACCTACTGCAGCACCTATTGCAGTACCCACACCTGGTACTACACTACCTAATGTAGCACCTAAACTTACTCCAGTTAACGCACTTGAACCAACATCCGCGACAGCGGCTCCGGTTGTATTACCACTACTTTCAAGTGAACTACTTACCATACCTAAACCTAATCCGCCCAATGCAGATACACCACCTACTACAGCACCTGCACCTATTTTAGAACCACCTTTACCACCTTTATCTCCCTTTGCACCGGCGGCTCCGCCTGGAGCAGCTCCGCCTTGACCAGTCATATTCATAATTGCAATTTTAGCCAATGCTGTGGCTGCACCAACTGCCGCAGCTGCAAGCGCAGTTAACACTATTGTTGTTCTATTGAATCCTGATATCAATGGATTGCCTGCTGCAACCAATTGGTCAAATGCTACTTTGGTTTTTATTTCAGCAGTAGTTAAACTATTACGTGCAACTTGTGCTGTATCAGTAGCAGTTTTTAAGCCAGTAATACCATCTTTAGGACTTCCTATTGCTAAATTAGCTGAGGCTCTTGCTCTTTCAAGGTCTTTACCTGTTAGTTGTGCAGTTTTGGCTAATAGTTCTTGATTAACTCCAAACTGTTTTCCTAATTCTGGTCCACCAAACTGAAATGCAGTATCTAAGTTTGAAACTACATTCCCTACTTTTTCAGTAATATCTTTTGCATTTCTATCAAATAAACTATCAACCTCTGCACCAGGCTTTGCTTTCTTTAAATCACTTGATAGTTTACTTGCATCTACTCCTAAATTAGCAAGACCTGCTGTAAACTTATCATATGCACCAGTACGTGCTAATCTTCCTAATTGTAAACCTGTCTCTTGACCAAATCTAGTTACAGCCTGTTCAACAAATTGTTTTCTTGCACCTTGTTCTGCTTTTATTGCTGCTGCTTCTTCACTTCTACCTTCAGCACTTAACTTTCTAATTTTTTCATCTTCAGACCTAGTTCTGATCATTTCTTCAAATTGTTCATTAGCAATTTGTTTGTCTTTTTCTAAAGATTTGATATCTTTACCAGTTAATGAACTTAACTTTAATAAATTTTCTGTATATTCTAATGATGCTCTTTGTAATTCTTTAGCATCTCTAGTTTGAACTGCATAACTTCTACCTGACAACTCTTGTAATTTGACATAACTGGCTTGTGAGTCCATTAAATCTTCTTGGCTAAGTCCTAAACGTTGAAATGCCTCACGTTGTTCAGTACTGACCGCAACCATTCGTGCAAAAGTTTTTGTACCTTCACCTACAGTTGAACCTAACGATATCATGCCGGTTCCGACAGATTTTACAGATTTGGTTAATATCTCAATGTTGCCAGTAAACAATCCAGCACCATGTGCCATATCTAAAATTTCTCTGGATGTAAACTGTCCAGCAGTTCCCATCTTAGACATGTCATCAGATGCTTTTAATACTGCATCTGCTTGTTTAGTATAAAGTTGAGTTACAGTT